ACCATTAGTCAATGGATGGTCTGTTGCACAAAGTGCGACTCCATCACCACCAGCAGATGCTCCAGCAGTAAACGCATTGTTTAATACGTTAGCTGCTTTTACTTGCTTAGTGTGTGCCATTGATCTTGCAAGTGCTCTCGTATAACGACCAGATAGCTTGTCGTAAAGATTATCCTCTACAGCTTCTTCTGTTATTGAGAACGCCATTGCAACTGTCTCATGGTTATACCTTGCAGTATAAGCTTCGTTTGCATCGTCAAATGCTACTGCATTTCCCTCAGCTTTTGTGGGTGCAGCACCAAATCCACTCAACATTACTTCTTCTTCAAACGCTCTGTCTGATGACTCGGTGTCAAAGATTTCGGCATGTTGACCTTCATACCTATTATACTCCATACCAAAGAGGGCATTTAAGCCTGGCTCTAGTTCTTTGGCGAGTTGTGCTCTAGAAATTGCCATAATTAAGCCTCCTTATGATATAGCAGCATCAGCATCACCACTTGAAGAGGCGAATACATGATTGTTAATTTTAACGATATAGGAGATACCAGCGGCAGAATGGTCTGCATTAGACACATCTTCATGAATCCCTAGAATCATTAATGGATTTGAAGGATCTGAAGCTTCCGCAGTAGATATATCTATTGTAGCACCAGAAAGTCCAGTAGTGGTGCTTCCACCAGTAGCTGTAGCTAACTGTGCTGTTTTAAAAATATCTGCTTTTGCTGTAGCTCTGTCTGTATTTGTTCCATCCGAAGCAATAATAAATCTTTGAAACGGATTGTCATAAATAAAACATTTTATATCGAAGTCTGTATTGGCGGTTCCTGAACCTGCCCAATAGTTCTTGAAAGTTAATTTACCAGTTGTGGCATCAACGTATTCGGCACCAGCAAAAACACCTAGGAGCTGTTTACCATCTCCATCAGCACTTGTTATGATTGCTGCGGTCCCACCTGTCAACTCAACTTCAACTGGGGAACCTTGATATATCGCTGAAGCATCACTCTTGATAAAATATTGGTTAGTCGCACCAGAAAGAGTATTTCCAATGGTACTAACTGGCTTTAATCCAAAACTTGAATTAGCATTTGCCATAGTTTAGCTCCTTATTAAATTACTCGGAATTGGGTTTATTTCCTTTTCCGAAGGTTACACGACTTTGCCTTTCATTATGAATAGGCATTGAGGGATGTTGTTCCCTCATCAAGTTTTCATCCACGGCTTTCATTTGGTTGCGGGTCTGGTCCCGAAAATATTCAGTTCTTTCCTCTACCGTTTCTTTAGGTATTCGTGCCAACATTAAACCGCCGACACCAATAATTCCTTTGTCTTTGCCCTCTTCTATTACTGGATACTTAGCATGAGCATCATCATATTCGTCTGCTCTTACTGGTTCCCATCCCTCTCTCATCTTTGCATAAACATTTGTTTTATCATCCTCACCTCTTATGTGAGTTCTAATCCAACGATGTTCATACCCCTCTGGAGCGGGTGGTGCATCCAACTTAGTTGGAGGTGCCCAAGGTTTTCTCCTTGTTACTTTTGCACGAGATTCACTGTCTCGTGGAGTTCTATTTATTTTTTTAGTTTCAGCCATCTTTTACTCCTTCACATGTTTTGCATATTCTTCAAGCGGAACATTCAAGCGTTTCGCAATAGCAATCTGCGAAGGTGTCAATTTGACTGTTCTGCGTCCCTTTGGCGATGCCGTCTTAGAGGCGGTGGCTCCAGCAGAGGCGACTCTGGGGCCAGAGGATCTTTTCGTTGTTTCCTGAAATTTATGTGGAAACTCTGATCTTATCCTATTATCAAGCTCAGTATAATACTCATCTGACGTTGCGTCAAACCCCTCATCCTCAATTAATTGCTTATGTAGACCAAAAGCGGCATAAGTCATCGTTTGATCTTGCCCAAACCATGTGTTTCTTTTAGCCCATTCTTCAGCTTTAGGGTCTGGTTTAGGAGGTGGAGGGGGAGTTGCAGCAGGTGGTGTAGAACCATTTACCTCTGCTTTTTTTGTTTGCTCTTCTCTTTGAGCTTTAACTTGTTTTAGTCTTGCTTCCTCTAAAGCAATCCGAGATATGTTTTGTTGAGCATCATATAAAGCGTCTGCATCACCAGATTCTAATGCTTTTTTATACGCTTCTTTTGCAGCTTGAGCTTGAGCTTCTACTCTTGTGTCAAACTCTCCAACAAAACTAGTATCTAATTTATCTAATCTTGTTTTTAATTCTTCGTTCTGTTTTTTGACAGACTCTGCATAATCAATCGCAGATTGTTTCTGTCTCTCTTCCTCACGAAATCTGTTCGTAAGTTTGCTAATACGTTTCTTAACAGAGTCACTATATTCAGACAAGTCTTGATCATCTGCCACCTTTTCTTTCGTTTCGACTGCAACTTCGGTATCTGTGCTAGTTTCTTCTTGTTCACTTTCTACCTCTATTTCTTGTCCTTGTTCTTCTTGTTGTTCTTCCTTTGTTTCTGCATCTTGCATACTAAGCTCCGTATGATTTGATGTCATCGGGATTGACAATGGTTGCAATGACTTCATCATCATTGATTATTCTAACTTCTCCACCCTCTATTTGGAATCGTGAACCAGCGTAGCGACCTATGCACACCCAATCGCCTTCTTTACACCAAGCTCCTTCTTCTCCAAATTTGTCAATATCTTTATACGCTAACGGCCCAACTTTTACGACATACGCCACAACAGTTGCTCTCATTTCTTTTTCTCTAACTGGATCTGGAACGTAAACACCACCGTCTGTTTTATCTTTACCCATATAAGGCATAACTAAAATACGCCAACCTGTAGGTTGTGGAACTCGTTCTGTTAGGGATTTTTCTTTTGCCTCTTTTTCGGCTTTTTCTTTTGCTTGTCTTTGTCTAACTACATATTCAGGTACTAGTAATGTCATTATCAACCTTTTCCAGCAGGGTTCTAATTTGTTCTAATGCGTAGGTTAGACCCTGTATTTCACCTACCATTGCCTTATAACTAGACATATCAGACGCACTTCCACTCGTCAATGAAATACTTATGTCATTTATTCTATCATTCAAGGACTTTTGATATTTATGTAAAAAATCTGTAACTTTCATTTAATAATTAGAAATTGTATTTATTCATAATTATTGCTCTTGCCGCATCACGAGAAAGTCGTCTATCTTGCATAAGATTGTCTATTTCTTCTTTAAACATTTCGTTTATACCACCAATACCTTGGTTCTGGTTTTGACTTATAACTTCTTTTTTTACTGGACTAGGAGAACGATCTATGAGTTTAATTGGATCTCCCATAGGGGTAAAACCAATATTGTCTTCCATGTCTTTTCTGTTTTCTGGAGGAAGCACACCTGCAATACCCGTCATATCTGACCTTTGTGGTATCATGCTCGGTGGACCAGGTTCTGTTCTTGTTACCTCAAAATCTGAAGGAAATGCTGGGCGACCTCCAGGCATTGGATCTTGATTTATAGCATCTTGCACTGGTTTTGGATAATCAAAAATACTTGTAATTCCTGCTTTAATACTATTAATTACATCAGATAAATTAAATCCTAAAACATTTGTATCTGTGGTGCCTGCTCTTTCAGTCGTTCCTCCTGCTTCTTGATCTTTTAAAAATTCTTGATACCTTCTATCTCCCTCTGGTAAACCAGGTGGAGAAACAATAGAACTAAGACCAGGAATAATGTTTCTAAAAAAACTACCTACGCCTGTATCCATTGGTTTAACTTCACCCATAACAGTAGGTGCTCCAACAACATAATCTCTTGGTTGATAGAGTCGTCCTCTAGTTCTTGGATTCTGAGAACGACCACCAATTGCTTGGTTATAACGCAAGTTCATAAGGTCTGCTACGCCCTGTCTTCCTAAAATATTTGTATAGTCAACATTCTCTGCTCCAAATAATTTAGAAAAAAAAGATTCTGGATAAGGATTAGTAGCAGTTCCACCTCTTATTATATTATAAGTTTGTGCTCCTCCATATAAAGGATAAGCATCATCACCAGTGTATATATTAGAAGTGTCCGTAATATTTGTTCCAGGATAAGTTGTTGTAATATTTTCCGACCCTATAATATTAGAAGGACCACTTGAAAAAGTTGAATCATTATAATCTTCTGGAGTGTTTGAAAACCCTATTTCATCAGCGTAGGTTCCAGTGCCAGCTTGACTAACGTCTAGTTCCATTAACGAACCCCTCTAAATTGTGTGCCTTGGATAGCGAGACCCCCACCACGAGACTTTTTAATTACGCCTCTACCAATAAGAACATCTTTTTTTGTTACTTTGCCGTCACCACTTAAATCTGGAAAACTTCCACCCATTTTCATTCTTTTTAAAAATTTTCCTCTAGGGCCTGGACCTCCTTTAATTGATAGGTCTCTAGGATTTACACCCATTCCAGCTTTAATATTAGCTTCTTTAGATTTTTTAACATTCATTAATCTCTTTTGTTCTCTAACATCACCTGCTTTTTTGGCTTTTGCCATATCTTTGTCATGTTGAGTCATACGGCTTTTTAACACCATAGGTTTTGGTTCTTTACGAGGTCTTCCAAGTGGTCGAGTTTCTTCTCCTGATTTTGTAAACCCACTAAGATATTGCCTCTTTTCATCTTTTATCATTCTCTCAACATCTGGTTTAAATTTTTTTAATTCAGCTGCTTTTTTCTTTTTTCTTACAGACTGTGCTCCCTTTAAAGCTCCTACTTTTTCAGCTCTTTCTCTAATCTCTTCTTTTGTAAATCCACCACCCGTGTTCATTTCTTTCATTGGATTTTTTCTCACTAATTCTTTTATCATTTTTAAAGCTTTTTTACGATCAAGTTTACCTGTTGCTGCTAAATTTTGAATATTTTTAAATTGACCTGTCATTGCTTTACCAGGATTTTTAAATTTACCGTTCTTTGCTTTAACTGGTTTTACCTTATTCATTGTGCTCTCCAATACGGAAGACCCCCCATCTCTAAGTTTTCTTCCTTTGTTAACTAAATTCTTTGCTTTATTATACGACAAACCCATATCTTTTGCAAACTGCCTAACCCTTGCCATGTGTTCTCCTTATTGCTTCTTTGCCTTTTTTAAATATACTTGCTACTTTTGTCTTACCCATCACTTTTGCTCTTTGTTCACCGACTGTAAGTATTTGTATCTTTCTCGCAAATGGTTTGTTGACTTTTTTAACTTTTGCAACCGTTGCTCTGGCATCCGCCTCTGTAGCAAACTTAATACCAACCGTGTCTTTAGGGTTCTCATCCGTATATAAGCGTCTACCAGAACCTTTCGGCTTCTTTCCAGTTCCAACTTTAGGATCTTTTCTTGCCATTTTTTAACACACTCTTTAATACTTTAGCTTGTTTAGCATGAGACTTAGATGCTTTTTGCAAACCCTTCATAACTTTTTTTACTTTTTTTACTTTATTAACTTTATTAACTCCACCGTATGCTTTTTTCTTACCTAGTAATTTATCTTGTATAAGATTAATTTCTTTCACAGCTTCTTTAACACTAATCTTACCGTGTCTTGCTAACACACCAAGATTTTTAACTTGAGCCGCCATTGCTTTTTTGCCACCATTTATCTTGGTTACTTTACCCTTAGATGCTTTAATTGGTTTTATTTTATTTTTTTTATTCATTGTATGTATCCTTAAATGTCTAAATAAATCCTGCAATTTTATTTTTTTCTTAGCATCTTGGCTGCTTGACCAACACCTTTAATTCCAAATGACGCTGATATAGCAATAAATAATAAATACTGATACCAGTCTGGTAAAGTAGATAATACTTCAAAACCTTTATGCACATGCTCTCTCATACCAGGAATAAAAACTAAAATCGCTGGTGTCAATAGCACAACTAAAGCAAATTCGTCTTTCCAACTATTGTCTGTTGCCTCTGCCATTTTGCCTTCCCACTCAACTTCACCAGTTGCAACTTTTTCTGCGACTGTTGCACGAGCTTTGGCTTCAGCGACTTTAGCTTGTCCCTCTGCTTTTGTTTTTTCTACTTTGTTCTCTAACCATGTTCCAGCTAAATTAGCTATTGGTCCTAAAAATTGAAACATTTTAATCCCCTACATGCACAAATCTTCATACTTAGTTGTATGAAGTCTATGCTTTGATAAATCTCCATGTTTATTGGTAAATAGTTTTCTAAACCAACTTATCACTTTAACACCTCGTTTAATCCGAATACCTCTAGTATCATAAAAGTAAAAAACAATAGCAATACCCCACCTGCAATTAATTTTCCACTAAAATTAGAAGAAGCAATTCTTGTTGCAACTAATTCATTACCCAAAATGCGTAATACAATTTCAAATGAATGATCATTTATACTCACTGAAACTGGTTTTTTGTCTTCTTTTTTATCCATGTTTACTTTCTCTATAAAGATAAGCTAATAAAACCACAAAACCAATGACAGTGCAAAATAAAAATGTCCATCCTACATATTCTAGTATTTGTTGTCTGAATTTCTGACGGTCATAAATCTCTTTCTGTCTACGTTTACGAATATCACCTTCCATTTTTAAAACATCGTTCCAAGCGTTAGGGCCGTATGTCATATTTAAAAATGTTTTCATTTCTTGTCGTTGTTTTTGCATTTTTTTCTTAGCAACTACAGCTTCAATGGCACTTGCCTCTAATGAATTGCCTTTAAATATTCTTTGTAAATAAGACGGATTCTTTGTAGTTCGTTCTGCGTTATCTATATCACTTGCTGCACCCATCCACCGCGATAAATCTTTGCCCATAGATTCAATATCACGCCCAACGGCAAATCCAGCCTTTAATGCTCCAAAAGCTTTTGATGCTGCTGTTAATGCTAGTCCAATTGTGGCTGGATCCATTATTTCCTCAACGCTGCTTGTGTGTTTATACGATAAATGTTGACATCATTACGGTCTTCAGCGATTTGTTCTTGCGTTTTAGTCCTTTGTTGTGCCAATTCATACGCTTGTTGTAGCTTTGCTTGGTCAACTTGAAAATTCATCATGTCATTCATAGATTTTCTTTGTATTTCTGCCGTATCGTTCTCTAATTCTTTCTGTCTTATGTCAACTAGAGGGTCTGGTTCCTGTGCAGGCTCTATCATAGGCATAATTTCTTTTAATATTTCACCAATTTGTTGTGATATAGCCGCTTCAATAGCCTCTGGTGCTATTTGTGGCACTTGTTCGCCTCTTGCAACAGCTTCTTCTATAGATTTTTGAAAAAATTTAGTCACTTGGTCTCTTGCTAACATGCCTATGTGTTCTTGAACATGAGATTGAAGCAAAGCATACCCTTGTGGATTGGTTTGTGAAGCTAAATTAGACAAAAATACAGCATGAGCCATCAAATGTGCTTCATGATCTTGTTGTGGAAACGCTTGTAAAGCCATTCCTTTAATAGAATTAGCGTTTTCCGTAGCAGGATCCACGGGTGCAGGAGGTTGTGGAGCAGGTAAAATGCTATCTATATTTTTAACATCTAACGCATCATACATTCTTCGATATGCTTCATATTGATTATGCAATTGTGGTGCTGCTTGTGCTAATTGAAGTTGTGTTTGTGCCAGTGATAACCTTTGAGACATAGAAAAAATGTTTGGATCACTAACTGGCAGTATGTCAATTCGACCATCAAAGTCTTGTTGCATAACTTCTGGTGCTACATTGCCTACAAAATAAGGATAAGGAACAGGGTTTTCAGCAAAAATCTCGCTTAACATACGAAATTCTTGCTTCTGACCATAATGTAATCTTTTATGAATACTTGATATGATTTTTGATCCCTGCTCAATCAACGCAACAGTCGTTCCAACTGGTGCTTGTGAGTTGACATCTGCTACTTTTGCATCTGCCACTTGTGCAAATCGTCTACCAGAGTCTACAACAACTCCTAGTAATTGTGCTAATGTTCCTGATGGTTCTTTATATGGTAATGGGATAATGGAATTTTTGAGATCTCCACCCGGTACATCGATATCTCTAAACTCGCCAGGATTAAGAGGCTCATCATCATTACGAATACGAACACCACGAGCTTTAAAACCAGCCGGTAAATTTGATAACGTACCCGCATCAATTAACTGCCTTAGTATTGATGTAGCTGCCCGAGATAATCCACCGATAGTGTGTAACAAGCCAAAGCCATAAAAACCAAATCCGGGTAAAAATTTGAAATGTACAAAATACTGCCTCTTTCTTCTTAGTTGATCTTGCTCTC